ACTGTTGATTCACATGCTGGTAGAATGTTGTACCACAATGTTGCTGGTGCAGCTACTTTGACTTTACCTGCGATTAACTCGTCATCTGATTCAGGTGTTACGGGTCCAGGTAATGATCCAAACTCAGCAAACAATTTAGGTGCTTCTTTTGAGATATATATTGGAACAACTAAAACTGGTGATTTTGTTTTACAAGTTGCTAATGCTAGTGATACGATGACAGGTAATGCACTCATCGTTGATACTGACACTAACGATACTGGTGAAGGTTTTATGACTGCCGCTGCATCTGATACTGTTACTTTAAACGGTGGCACAACAGGTGGATTAGCTGGAACAATCATAACTTGCAAAGCTATCGGTGAAAACAGATGGGGCGTACAAGTAACGTCTGGAGGAACTGGTAACTTAGCTACACCATTTAGTGCAGCAGTAAGTTAATAATTAATTTAGTGTGGGGCTTCGGCCCCATGCTTAAATTTTAAGGAGAAAAAAATGGCAAGTAAAGGTGATGTAAAATCGGTAAGAGTTACAGCTACTGGAGCAGTATTTGCAGGAAGAACAAGATTAAGAGGAATTATTCTTGCTTCTGATGCAGGTGGAGCTGGAACTATAATTCTTCAAGACAATACAGACAGCACAACTTTGTTTCAAGCTGACGTTCCTAATGGAGATGTTTTTTCAATGAACATTCCTGAAGATGGAATATTATTTCCAGGTGGGATGAAAGTTTCTACAATTACGAACATAGATGCAGCTACTTTATTGATTGATAAGTAGGAGGGTAAATGGCTAACACTACCTCTGGAACAGTAATATTCGATAAAAATTTTTCTATTGATGAAATAATAGAAGAGGCTTATGAAAGAATCGGTCTGCAAGGTGTTTCAGGTTATCAGCTAAAAACAGCTAGAAGATCTCTTAATATTCTTTTTCAAGAATGGGGAAACAGAGGCTTACATTATTGGCAAATAGCAAATAATGATATTACATTAGTTGATGGTCAAGCTGTCTATACTATGTTTAGATCTTCAGGCGATGGCACATCTGATGCAACTGCCGTATTTGGTGTAGATGATATATTAGAGGCGGTTTATAGAAACTCTTCAAATGTTGACACTCCGCTTACAAAAATTAACAGATCAACATATCAAGCCCTATCCAATAAAACATCTGAAGGTCAACCAACACAATACTATGTTCAAAGATTTATTGATAAAGTAACTATAACTTTATATCTAACACCGGGCTCATCTGAAGCCGGTAATAAATTAAATTATTATTATGTAAAAAGAATTCAAGATGTAGGTGATTATACCAATGCAACCGATGTTCCTTATAGATTTGTGCCTTGTATGTGTTCAGGTTTAGCTTTTTATTTGGCACAAAAATACGCACCAGAAAGAGTTCAAGCCATGAAGTTATATTATGAAGATGAATTACAAAGAGCTTTAGAAGAAGATGGATCCTCTTCTAGTGCTCACATAACACCAAAAGTTTATTACCCAGGAGTATAATGTCAAAACTATCAAGTGGAAAATATGCAAAAGCAATATCAGATAGGTCTGGTATGGAATTTCCGTACAATGAAATGGTGAAAGAATGGAACGGATCTTTTGTTCATATTTCAGAGTTCGAGGCTAAACAACCACAATTAGAACCAACTAGATACACGGGAGATCCACAAGGATTGATGAATGCAAGACCAGATCGTGTAGAACCTGCCACACAGAATTTATTACCATCTAATCCCTTCAGTTTAACGTCAGGTTCTGCTAGTGTGACAGTTACAGAACCTAATCATGGTAGATCAAATGGAAATACTATTAGATTTAGAAACGTAACAGGTAGTCCAGGTGGATTAGCGTTTACAGTGTTTGAAAATTCTTCAGGATTTAGTATAAGTAGTGTAACAACAGATACTTATGTGTTTGATTGTGGATCAAATGCTACGGTAACAGAAAAAGCAGGAGGGTTGACTGTAACTGCAGGGCCAGTTACTCAATTAGCATAATGGCGGGATTAAGTGCATCGGGATTAAAAACACAGATTAGAAGTTATACCGAGACAGATTCAAATGTCTTAACAGATGCTGTTTTAGAGAATATAATCTTAAACGCGCAATATAGAATATTTAGAGATGTGCCTATCGATGCAGATAGAAAACAACAAGTAGGTAATTTTGTTGCTGGTCAGGAATCTATTAACTGTCCTGCGGGAGCTGTTTTTATAAGAGGAATACAAGTTTATGATACGGCAGGATCAGAAATTACAGGAGCTAATAGATGGTTAGAGAAGAAAGATGTAACATATCTTCAAGAGTATCAGGATGTTACAGGAACATCAGCAGCTCAGGGTCAACCTAAATACTATGCCATGTTTGGTGGTGCTACAGGTGAGGCAGATACTAACTCAGGTAGAATATTTGTAGCTCCAGTTCCTAATACCACGTATAGATTTAGAGTGCATTTTAATAAAATGCCTGATCTTTTAGAGGATAATGATACCAATTATATTAGTCTTAATTTTCCAAATGGGCTATTATATTGCTGTCTATCGGAGGCATATGGATTTTTAAAAGGCCCGATAGACATGTTGACTTTATACGAAAATAAATATAAACAAGAAGTAGAGAAATTTGCTAGTGAGCAAATTGGTAGAAGAAGAAGAGATGATTATACCGATGGTACAATTAGAATTCCTCTACCATCTCGAACACCATAATTAAGGAGTAAACTATGGCAATATCATCAGCAATATGTTCAAGCTTCAAACAAGAGCTTTTACAGGGTAAACACAGTTTTGAGTCTTCTGGAGGACACACTTTTAAAATTGCACTATATGATAGTGATGCCAGTTTAGGTGCTGCTACAACAGATTATTCTACATCAGAGGAAATTACGAACACATCAGGTTCTGCATACTCTGCAGGTGGTGCAACTCTAACCAATACTGGAGTTGGATTAACCAGTACGACTGCGTTCACAGATTTTAGTGATGTGACTTTTTCATCTGCTTCTTTTACTGCAAATGGAGCATTAATATATAATACGACAACAGATGGTGGATCAGGAACGACTGACGCTGTTGCGGTTATAGCTTTTGGTGGCGATAAGACAGCGAGTAATGGAACTTTTAAAATAGAG